ACGACTGATCCGCCTCCAGGGGATGCGACGAAGCCCTACGGCGTGAGCGCTGGTGAGGTGGCTACTTCTCCCTGGGATACGAAGACGACGGAGGGGCGCGAGGTCTATCGCGACGTGCGATTCTATACAGACGCGGGCGGAAGCGCGGTGACGGTCGAGGCGCTGGCGGAACGAGCGCGGGCGCTGTTGCACAGGCAGACGTTGATAGTGGATGGGTTCAGTGTGATAGTGGCCGAGTGCTCCGGGCCGGCGCAAGCCGATGAGCCAGACGCCTATGGCCGGATTGTGACAATCAGATTGATTATGGAGGAAGTGTAACTATGAGCATGAACGGCACGGATATACTTTTGTACGTGAACACGGGCACACCTGCAGTGCCCGCCTATACGGTCGTGGGCAGCCAGCGCGATGTGACGTTTGAGGAATCGACCGACGAGATCGATGTATCCTCGAAGGACTCGCGGGCGAAGCGAGTCCTGCCGGGCAGGTACTCGGCAAGCGTCTCGCTGGACGCGCTCTACGTGCCAACTGACACGGCTTACCTGGCGCTGAAAGACGCAATGCGCGATGGTGACCTGATCTTGGTTGAGCGTTATGAGAGCGGTGGTGCAGACGAGACGGCGGATGCGCTGATTTCGTCGCTGAGTGAGGCCGCACCTGATCAGGGCGAGGCGACTATCTCAATCTCGCTGACGATCGATGGGACATGGACTGAGGTAGGCACCTAATGCCGGGAGCTCGGGGGGAGGGGCAGGTAGAGTTTCATGGTGAAACGCTGCCGGTGCTGTTGACGAATCGCGCGATCGCGGAGGCTGAGAAGGCCACAGGGAAGACGGTGGTGCAGCTCGCACAGGCCGGACAGACGGGCGCGATCGGCATGGGGGACATCGCAGAACTGCTGCGGGCCGGGTTGGAGTATGGCAGGCGCGACGCAGAGCTCAGGCGGCAGACGTACACGATCAGCGACGCCTACGACGTGATGGATGAGATCGGATTCGCGGCGTGCGCAAAGATCGTGTTCCTGGCGCTTGCAGACGTGCTATCGTACCGCGGAGAGGATGACGCGGACCCCCCAGTGATAGCCAGGAGCGAGACCTCAGCATAAGCTCGCTCCTGGCTGATGCACTTCGAGCCGGCGTCACGGTGACCGAGTTCTGGCTGATGACGCCGGCCGAAACGCTGGCTGTGCTCGATGCTGCGGTGTGGCGTGAGGAACTGGCATTCAAGCGGGACATCAGGCTGGCGTGGCACGTTGCGGCGCTGCAGCGGAGCAGGAAGCGGTTGCCATCGCTGAAGACGTTGCTGAACCCACCAGGCAAGACGAAGACGCTGACCGGAGACGAGCTGGAGAAGCGCAGGCAGGAACACGCGGAACTAGCGGAGAGATCAAGATATGGCAGACGAGGTTAAGCTCGGCAGGGCAGTAGTCGAAATACGTGCGTCATTGGATCAACTGGACGGCGACCTGTCAGAGGCGCGCGGTCGGGTGAATGGCGCGTTGGGTGGAATCGCGCGGGTGGCTGGCATAGGGGCCGCTGCGATTGTGGGCGGTGGCATCGCCGCGGCGGGTGCGCTCGGAAACCTGGCAGCCGAGGCTGCGCCACTCGAGGGTATCCAGAACGCGTTTGCGGGGATCACGGGCGACGCGGACACCATGCTCGCGTCACTGCGCGCGGGGTCGCAGGGGATGGCGACAGACGCGGCGCTGATGGCGTCGTACAACTCAGCGGCCCAGTTGGTTGGCAAGACATTCGCCGACGAGCTACCGGGCGCGATGGGCTATCTGGGCCAGGTGTCCGCGGCAACCGGCCAGGATATGGGCTATATGATCGACAGCCTCGTTAAGGGCGTCGGGCGGTTGAGTGGGCCAATCCTGGACAACTTGGGGATTCAGGTCACGCTGGCCGAGGCGACGGAGAAAGCCGCGGAGATGTACGGGGTCGAGGCCGATGCACTGAGCAAGGCTGAGGTGCAGGCCGGAATGATGCAGGTCGTGATGGCGGCGCTGGCAGAGAACACGGCTGACATGCCGGACATCACGGACAACGCATCGACGAAGATGGCACAGCTAGAGACAACGATGGCGAACCTGAAGGCGGAGGTTGGCACAGCGCTGCTGCCGGTGTTCACAGAGATCATGGGTGTCTTCGGCGACTTGATGACCAACTATGGGCCGATGCTTACGGAGCTATTCGCTCAGTTGGGGACACTGCTGGGCGACGTGGTCGGAGGGGCGCTGGAGACGCTGCTCCCGGCGTTTATGGATCTGATCGAGGCGCTGGTGCCGCTGGCAGCGACGCTGATGGGCGAGCTATTCCCGGCGCTAGCTGCGGTTTTGGAAGCGGTCATACCGCTGGCGGCCGCACTGATCGAGGCGCTGGCCCCAGTCCTTGAAGCGATCCTCGGTGCAGTGCTTCCGGTCGCGGTGGCGCTAATCGAGTTGCTGGCGCCTATCCTGGCAGACCTGGCGACGGGACTGCTTCCGGTGCTTGTGCCGCTGATCGAGGGAGTGGCAGAGGTCTTCGGGCGGCTGCTGATGGCGGTTATGCCGCTGATCGAGACGTTGCTGACAGCACTGATGCCGGTCTTTCTACAGATCATCGAGGCAGTGCTTCCGCCTCTGATCGATATTTTGCTAATACTGCTCGATCTGTTCGTTACGTACGTCGAGGCGACCTTGCCAAACTTCATCGCGCTGCTTGAACTCCTAATGCCGATCATAACATGGCTGGCAACTGCTCTTGCTGAGGACTTAGGAGAGGCGCTGGAGGAGATTGCAGGGATACTCGACACGGTGGTCAGGCCAGCGTTTCAGTGGGTCATGGATCATTTGTTTTATCCGATTCTGGACATTCTCGAACGGATGAAGGCGGGACTGGAGGGCGTGACCGGCTGGTTCAAGAACCTGGCGAAGACGATCGGTGATCTGGAGTTGCCACCGTGGTTGATACCGGGCAGCCCCACGCCGCTGGAGATTGGCTTAAGCGGGATCGGCGACCAGGTGGCGCGGGTCACGGGACTGCTGGGCGGATTCGATACAGGGCTATCAATGAGCGTGATGGGCGGTGGCAGCGGTGGATCGTGGAGCGGTGACATCTACATCAACGGCGCGGGGGATCCGCAGGCGACGGCGGCCGCGGTGATCCGGGCGCTTCAGGATCGGGGGATGATGCCCCAGACAGCGTTTAGGTAGGGCTATGGCAGAAGAAGCGGAATATTCTCTTTACGTGGACTGGAACGGCGACGGCGATTTCGGGGACGCCGGCGAGGACGTGTCTGATGACTGGGTGATGGCGGACATCACGCGCGGATTCTCTGGACTGATGGCGCGCCTGCCGGGTGTGGGGCGCGCTACGTTCGAGCTGCTGAACCTGAGCAGGCAATACAGCCCGGAGCTGGACGCGGATCTGCTGCCACGGCGCGCGGTCAGATTTGACGTGACCTACGGAGGCAGCACGGTGACGCGGTTCCGGGGATTCTTGGATAGCATCGTACCGGACTCGGGACAGTACGAACGCAGGCGGGCCCGCCTGAATTGCGTGGACGCTATGGCGCTGATGGACGGCTACGAGGGCGAGATCGCGCTGCAGACCGATGTCTACGCTGACGACCTAATCGAGGATGTGGTCGATGCTGTGTACACAGCGCCGGCGACGAGCTACCAGGCGGGCCTGAACCTGTTTCCCGTCAGCGCCGACCAGTGGTCATACGAGACGCCCGGACAGATCGTCGAGGAGATCAAGGCAAGTGGGAAGCTGGGGGACATCTGCACAGGGGACTGGGGGCATTTCTTCATCGCCAGCGACGGGACACCGACGTATTACAATCGCCACCAGATGCCGCTCGATGCCACGACAGAGCTCACGTTGGATAACACTATGCACACACTGGACTACGGTCTGGCGGTGTCGAGCGTATTCAACTATGTGGAGGTGACGTGCTACCCGAGAGCGGTGGGCACGAGCGTGGAGGTCCTCGGGCGGATCAGCCAGGACAAGGCGCCGGTGGTTCCAGAAGGCGGAGAGCTAACGCTGATTGTGAAGTTCCGGGACAGCGCGAATCAGAAGATCAAACTGGGCGGCCAGAACTGTCTCACGCCGGTGGCAGGCACGGACTTCCTGTGCACGAATGATCCGGGCGGAGAGGGTACCAACGTCAACGCGGACATCACGCCCACGGCGACATTCTACGGCGATTATGGCGAGATCACGCTGGCAAATGCTGGCGCTGTACCGGCATACCTGCAGCGGCTGAAGGTGCGCGGATACGGGGTGCGGACGCGGGAGGCGGTTACTGTGGTCTCTCAGGACGCTACGAGTATCACGGCGTACCAGAAGCGAAAGCTGCGGGTCAGTGCTGTGCTGATGAGCAACACGGCGGACGCGCAGAACCTGGCGGACTATTTGGTGGCGCGCTACAAAGATCCGCGGCCGGTGGTTGCCGGACTCAGTATCACGGGCAACGTCAACGCGACGCTGATGGCCGCGTGTCGTGACCTGGAGCTGTGCGACCGCGTCGTGATCAGCGAGCAGCAGACGGGCCTGAGTTCGTATGCCGGTTACGTGGCGAACCTGAAGGAACACATCACGCCGCTGGAGCACAGGCTCAGCTTCGCGCTGATGCCGGGCTACGACGTTGGCACGCCGTTCCGGCTGGACATTTCCCAGTTGGACTCAGGAGATGTTCTCATATATTAGAGCGTCTCAAGGGAGCAACCTATGGCATACGCAGGATTACCAATCAAGGCAGTTGGCGACACGATCACGAAGCCAAACTGGGACACGATCAAAGCGAACTTCGAGGCGACCGGCGTCGCGATCGTAACGGCAAAGGGCGACGTCCCGGTGGCAACGGGTGCGCAGGTGCTGGCGCGGCTTGAAGTTGGGGCGGATGACAGCAGACTGGAGGCTGATTCTGGCGAGGCGACGGGCCTGGTGTGGCAGATCGTGCCGAGTTGCCGGGTGTACAATGACGCTGCAATCGATCCGGCGACATCGGCGTGGGTGACACTGACGTTCAATCAAGAGCGCTGGGACACAAACACGATGCACTCGACTGTCACTAATCCCGGCCGGCTTACGGTGCCAACGGACGGCGATGGTATTTACAGCATCTTCGGCAACGCGCTATTCGACACCAGCGCCGTCGGTGGGGACACACGCTACTACGGCATTCGGGTACTGCTGGGTGGGGCTACAGTCATTGCGCAACACGGGCCTGCAGAATACACGATGAACACGCACGACATGGCACTATTCATCAACGCGCAGTACAGCCTCGCGGCCACGAACTATGTCGAGCTGCAGGTGTTCACGACGTGGGATTTAGACATCTTGGCAAGTGGTAACATCTCGCCCGAGTTTGGGGCGACTTGGCTGCGGAGGGCACCATAGATGCCTGTCGAGTTTGACGATCTCGGGCTGCGAATCATTGGCGTAGAGACCAAGGGCCTCAAGTTCTATGACAACAGTTTGGCGCTGCAGGCTGAAATCTATCTGCAGGCCGATGGAACGCTGAATATCGAGGGCGTCTCTGGCGATGGTGGCGTGTCAGGGGACAGCGTCGTGGACGCCATGTACCTGGTGCTGAGCGCGCACGATGATCTAGCCAATGCGCGCGTGCTCGTGGCTGGTAACGGCCTAAGCCAGCTCGACAGTGGAGCGGGGAATAACTACACGCTGAGTGTGGGTGCTGGTACAGGGATCACCGTGGGCGCTGCTGGCGTGGCCGTCGATCAGACGTTCGCTCCAACGTGGTCTGGTATTCACACGTTCACGGCGGCAACCGCAATCCAGGACACACTTACATCACAGAGTATTGTACCATCAGCGACAGACGCATACGACCTCGGCACCAGCTCGAAGCTGTTCCGCAAGGCCTACATCAGCGAGATCGAGGCGTTCATTTTTGCTGAGAATACTATCTCTCTGATCGGCGGCTGGTTGGTCGTTCCCCACGGTCAAGGTTCGCTGCCGGCGGATCTCACGGCGATCGCGGATACGTGCGACTTTGGGACG